CGATCCGCAGTCGCAGCGATCAGTAACGGGTACGGTTAGCAGTCGCCCGCGGTGTTGCACCGTGACGCGCGTGCCGCATGGCAGCCATGGATGCGCGGCGGACACGTCCCAGTGGCGGTAGGTGCCGCCGCAGTACGTGGTGCGCCCGTGATACCAGCCGTCATAGACGGTGGCAGTCACCTGCCGGGCTTGAGCAGGCGACAGCAGCAGGATTGCTGCAGCGATCAGTGCACGCATGATGCTTGAGGTGATTTGGGTGCCGGGCCAACCGGCGGTGCAGCCTTACTTAGGGCGTGTTGGGCTCGTGGTGACGCGTCGTGTACCCGGTTCCGCGGAGGTTCGGTTTAGCGAGAGATCCTCTCCCCTCGTGCAACCACTATACACCATCGGCAACCGTGAGCAACCGCTCTGCATCGCTGACCGAGCGCGCCACGCCCGCAATGCCGCCAGCCGCCTGGACCGCATCCAGCCACTGCTGCTGCTCAGGGCGCAGCCTGCCGGTCGCGGTCTTGACCTCTATGGATAGAAACACCGCCACTTGGGTGCCGACCATCTCCTCGGTCACCGTGACGCGCTTCCAACCGATCAGGTCAGCGCTGCCCTTGCATAGGCCGAACTGCACCGGACGGCCATTGGCGTCCTTGAGCGTGCCGGTGTTGTTGCGGAACAGGCGCGTGTTGCCGGTGCTGCAGGCGATGCGGATGTGCTGCTGGATTTGCTGTTCAGATGGCAAGGCTTAGCTGCTCAATCGGTGGCGGCAGCGTAGCGGCGTTCTAAGGCAAACAATTCCATCGGCTTGCCGCTGAGAATGTGTTGCTGCAGCTCATCGCCCAGGACGAGCTGTTCGGCGGTCACGAATCTGAAGTTCCCTTGGCGGATCGGCTTGATGCCAAGGAGTCTCAGGCGACGGCTAACGGTGTTGGCGGTGATACCCCACCTCGCGGCGAGGTCTGCCATGGGTATCAAATTGCCCAATGTTCGCGATTTAAATGTGCGCAACGCGCCACCTGCTTTGCAGTGCTCATCCAAGCGATCACCATCAGCGATGCGATCACCGGGCCACACGGTGAGCGTTGGACCCTTGCGCTGGAGCTCAATGCCCAACGCCTTGGCCCTGGCCTTCAGTGCATTACGGCTGATGCCCCAACGCCGCTCTAAGTCGGCGACAGAAGCATCACTGATTTCACGTTTTACTTGTGCGAACTCCACATTCTGCGCCTCATACCAAGCCTCAACAACTGCGGCAATAGCATCAGGCAGCATCATGCCTTCGAGGTCAATACAAAACTTGCTCACTTGACTTTGCTCCACTGTCCTTTGGTTTGGCGTGCGGCTAGGACGTGCTTTGCCCATGCGACTGGATTTTTGTATCCCCGCTGCTGACCTAGCGCGATCAACTGCTGCAGCGTTTGAGCGCCGCCCTGCTCGCGCCGCTTAGCCACTGCCATCTCCACCAACTCACCATCCACCTGCTGCAGCTCGCGGCGTTCCTGTGGCGCAAACACATGACCGCACTCGCGGCATACCTGCACCGCACTGGCACTAGTGGCGAAGCATTGCGGGCAGACCTTGACCGATGGCGCCTGCTCGCGGTCGCGCTTTTTAAGGCCATCTAGGTTCCAGTCTCGTGGCTCTAAGTGGTGTCCCATCCTGAGCGTGTTGCCGACGTGATCGAGCACTACGGCGCGCTTGCCAGGTTGCGGGCGCAAGCATCGGCCAATCATCTGCAGATGCAGCGCCACGCTTGCTGTAGGGCGCAGCAGGATGCAGCCGCCGACTGATGGCACATCCACGCCTTCACCGATCAATGCGCAACTGGTCAGCACCTTGAGCTTGCCGGTGCCCAGGTCCTGCAGCAGCTGCCGGCGCTGCGTGGTATCCATGCTGCCATCAATACTGGCCGCAGCGATGCCTGCTGACTGGAATAGCCGCGCCACTGCCTCCGCGTGCGCCACGCTGCAGCAGAACGCGATCGCCGTCTGGCTTGGCAGGTGCTTGCGGTAGTGGCCAAGGCAATCACCCATGATCGTGCCGACGCGCTGCTCAGCCTCCTTGGGGTCGAAGTCACCCATGCGCTTGCGTAGGCCGGTGGAGTCGAAGCCAGGCGGTGCCAGCACCTTGGCAGCCGCAAGGAATCCAGCATCAGTCAACTGCTGCGCTGTTGGCCCTTGCACCATGGATTGATAGTGCTCGCCAAGGCCGCGGCCATCGCTACGGATCGGTGTTGCCGTCACACCCAGCAGCTTGGCGGCTGCAAAGTGCTGAACCACCTTGGCCCATGTGCCAGCCGTGGTGTGGTGCGCCTCATCCACCACTAGGAGCTGGAAGAAATCACGCGGCAGCAGGTGCAGCCGGCGAGCAACGGTTTGCACACTGGCAATCTGCACGGCATGGCTGAGATCCATGCTGCGGCCAGCGCTGATGCGGCCATGCGGCATTTGCATAGCGCGGCTGGCTTGATCCAGCAGCTCTTGCCGGTGCACAAGCACCAGCACGCGATTGCCCTTGCGGCTGGCTTGCTCTGCGATGTAGCTAAAGCACACCGTCTTGCCGCCGCCGGTCGGCAGCACTGCTAGGACAGACTTATGCCCTAGCTGGTACTGCAGGCGGATGTCGTTGATTAGTTGTTGCTGGTAGGGGCGGAGTTGCATCACACCAGCACTCCTTGACGATTGCTGGCCACCTCAGTCAGGTTCTTGACCGCACAGTTGAAATACGAAGGCTTCAGCTCAAACCCGACAAACTGGCGCCCGGCTTGGATGCTGCAGTAGCCCTCGCTGCCAATGCCGGCAAACGGCGACAGCACCACGTCGCCAGGGTTGCTCCATAGCTGCAGGCCCCGACGGATCACCTCAAGCTGCAGCGGGCAGATGTGCCGCTCGTCGTCGTTGGCGCGTGCGCTGCGATATTGCAGCGTGTCCGATGGGTTGATATCCATCCACACCGGACTGGCATAGCGCTGCCAGATGTTGATCGAGTCTTTGATCGGATCCTTGGTCTTAGGTGGTGGATTCTCGCCGGCAAACTCTGTGAACGGACCAGCCACCGGCTCTGGGTTGTCGCCCAGCTTGCGCACGGTTACGAGATAGTCGGGGATGCCCTGGCGGCTGAGCGCTGAATCCTTGCGCACTTGCTTGTGCAGTAGGCCAATTGCCTTGGTGCGCTGCATTGCGGTGACCGGATCCTTCCAGATGCACACCTCGCTATGAAATACGAAACCAGCAGCCTGGAAGATGCGCAGCATGTCACCGCGGAAGTCCTTCACACCGATGAAACCATCGCGTTCTTTGCTGCTGGGCAGATTCATGCAGTGAAAGCTGATCAGCCTGCCGGGCATCATCACGCGGTGCAGCTCACTGGCAAGAAATCCGAAGTGATCGAAGAACTCCTGCTCAGTGCGGCTGTTGCCCATATCGCGGTCGCTGTTGCTGTAGGTGTAAAGCGATGCGAACGGCGGACTGAAAATGCTGTAGTGGATGGAATTGCTATCGAGCTGCTTAATGCTCTCCACGCAGTCGCCCATATACATGTCCCATCCATCACCGGACTTGTGCTCAGTGATGTGCGGCGCCACTTGACGTTGGATCTTCTTGAGTTGTTCCATGGTTTGTTGCTTCATGATTTCAACCATTGATTGAGCCATTTGGATACTGTCCGCTTCCTTGCGGCGGATGTTGTCGATCACGCGGCCTTCTGCCACGTCGTAGATGATGTGAGCGTTGACGGGCTGCTCTTGGCCAAATCGCCAGCAGCGGCGGATGGCTTGATAGAACGCCTCGTAGCTGTGCGACAGACCAACGAATGCAACGTTGTGGCAGCGCTGGAAGTTAAGGCCAAAGCCAAAGATGCTGGGCTTGCTGACCAGCACGCGGATCTTGCCGTCTTGGAAGTCAATGGCGGCCTGCCGCTTGTGGTCGTCAGAATCCGAGCCTGACACCTCAACCGCGCCATTGATAGCCGCAGTCAGCGCCTTGCTCTCATCGTTGAGATCACACCAGATCAACCACTGCTCGGTGTTGCTGTTGGCCAGCTTGCCGGCAGCGGCCACGCGGAGAGCGAGCGATGCCTTGCGCACCTTGCGCTGGTCGTTGAGCGTGCGAGCCTCCATGGCGAACAGCGCCATCTGCCCGTCATCACCTGCAGTTGCCTCTCGTGGTGTCTCAACCGTGCAGTCCTGGATCTGCAGCGCCGGCAGCACGAAGCTGCCGTCCTCATAGCCAAGGTCTGATGGCTTGCGGATGGTTACCGCCCAGCTGCAGACCCACTCCCAAAACTTGCTCTTTGCGTGACCCTTGAGCCGCCACTTGGCGGTGTCGCCACCGTCGTGCACGAAGAACATGGCCAGCATCTCAGTGCGGGTCATGACGCCGATGAACTCGGCATGGTTGCCAAGCTCCATGTGGTCGTTCGGTGCTGGTGTAGCTGAGCAGGCCAGACGGTATGGAGTGAGGCTGAACGACTCGATGATCTGATTGCGGATCTTGCCCGTATATGCCTTGAGGATGCTGCTCTCATCAAGCACCACGCCTTGGAAGCTGCCGGGGTCAAAGTGGCTCAGTTTCTCGTAGTTGGTCACCGTGATACCGGGCTTGACCTCGGACTGCGTGGCAGCGAACGAACATGGAATGCCGAATTTGCCACCCTCACGCACGGTCTGATGTGCCACGGCAAGAGGTGCCAGCACCAGCACGTTCGCGCCAGTGTGCTGATGCACCTGATGCGCCCACTCAAGCTGCATGGCGGTTTTACCCATGCCGCAGTCGGCCCAGATGCAGAACTTGCCGACACGGCAAGCCATGGTCACGATGTCCCGCTGAAACGGGAACAGCGGCGCTGTGAACTGCTGCGGGTCAAAGCCGGCAACAGGTGCTGCAGTGGATTTGGAAGCTAGGAAGTCTTGGTAGGTCATGGCAGTGTGCAGCCACTTGCAACCTTAGCGACTCTGGCTAAGGTTGGCAAGCATCAAACCGAGACCGTGCACCCCATCTCAGTTTTGTTCACGCCGCAGCAGGTGCAGTGGCTGGATCGGCAGCGTGCTGCCGGCCTGTCCCGTAGCGCAGTGATCCGCCTTGTGGTTGAGGAAGCCATGCGCCGCGCCAAGGAGTCCAAGTGAGCCTGCAGCAAGAATTGGCCCGCCTGCCCGACGACTGGGGTTATGTCGCTGTTGATGGGCAAAAGCGCCCGTATCAGCCGGCGTGGCAAGACAACCCACTTAATAAAGATGCGCTGCTGGCCGAACTGAGCAGCGGTCGCGCACGCGCCATTGGTGTTTGCTGCGGCGTGCCGTCTGGTGGCCTGTTGTTTTTGGATCACGATGGCAAGTCAGCCAGCACGCTCCTAGCTGAGTGGGATCTGCCGCTGTCATCCCTGCCGCGCAGCTGGGTGGTCAAGTCAGGCCGCGATGGCCGGATGCAAATCATCTACCGCGTACCTGAGCAGTACTGGGATGCGATCGCCACGCGCAAATACAAGACCGGCGTCATTGATGACGACGGCAAGGCCGAACAAGTAGAGCTGCGCTGGAACGGCTGCCAGTCCGTTGTAGCCGGTGCGCATCCGCAAACCACCGGCTACTACTGGGTACCAGGTCATGGGCCAGGCGACCGCGACATAGCAGAAGCGCCGCTTGGATTGATTGAGCGGATGCTCAGACCGCAGTCGGTGCGCGCCGAGATAGTCCAGCTGCCTGACCCGCAAGGCGATGCAGATCGCGCGCGGTCATACCTCGCTGCATTGGATGCCAGCCGCGCTGATGACTACGACGACTGGCTTGCGGTTGGCATGTCGCTTCACAGCGTCGGCGATGACAGCCTGCTCGATCAATGGGAGCAGTGGTCGGCGCAGTCCGCTAAGCACAAACCCAGCGACTGCCAACGCAAGTGGCGGAGCTTTAAGAAATCCGGCATCACGCTCGGCACCCTTGGCGACATGGCCAAGAAAGACGGATGGCGTAGCGCCAGCCCGGTACGGCGCCAGGTTGGTGGTCGCACCGCTGACCCGGAGCCTGCACGTGCGCCAGTAGGCGGCAAGCCAGAGAAGCTGGAGGCTGCAGAGCTGTTGGAGTACCTGCGTCGCAATGCCGGTGACATCAGGCTCAACATCTTTACTCAGCAGATCGAAGTCGACAACCAAGTGATCGAAGGCGTCGACCGCTATTACCTCAAGCTGGCAGAGCAGGGCTACAAGGTCGGCAAGGAACTGGCCATTGATTGCTTGGTCCAAGTGGCAAGCGAGAAGCCATACGACCCGGTGCGCCTTTACCTAGAGCACTGCGCCGATCACGTTGCACCGACCTACATCGATCGGCTGGCCACCACCTACCTGCGGCCGTGTGATGCCGCGCTGCCGGAGCCGACCATCTACGACGAGATGCTCAAGCGCACGCTGATCGGCGCTGTGGCGCGTGCCTTCAACCCTGGCTGCAAGCACGACACCGCCTGCGTATTGATGGGCGATCAAGGTGCCTACAAGTCCAGCTTTTGGGGTTGCTTAGGTGGTCCGTTCTTCTCAGATGCGTTAGGCGACATCAGCACAAAAGACGACGTAATGGTGCTCCATCGGTCGTGGATGATGGAATGGGCGGAACTGGATCACATCACAGGTAGGCGGCACGCGGGACAGGTAAAAGCCTTTCTTTCGCAGGCTATTGATCTCATGCGCGTGCCCTATGGCAAGGAAGTTGAGTCGTTTCCAAGGCGTGGCATCATTGTTGGCACAACTAACAAAACTACCGGGTTTCTGGTGGATGAAACTGGCAACCGCCGCTTCTGGGTCATCCCGACCACTAAGACGCAGCAGGACCAAATTGATACCGCTTCGCTAATGCTTGAACGCGATGCGATTTGGTCCGCCGTTGTACATGCCTACAGGGCAGGTGAGACTAACCGGCTACCTGTTGAGATGGAAGTCAAGGTGACCGAAGAGAATGATAACTATGTGATTGACTCGCCATGGCGTAGTGCCATTGAGGAATATCTTGCCCGCAGGCGTTCTAGTGATGTGCTCACGATTGAGGACGTTCTTACTCACGGAATCAAAAAACCACTTGAGCGCCAGAACCGATCGGATCAGATGCAGGTGGCTGCGATTCTCAAGGATCTCGGGTTGGTCCGCAAACGAGAGGCAACAGGCAAGAGACGCTGGCACTACGCCCCGTCCTAAGTGGGTGCGGACGGCGAGATCCATTGCAGTGACTGGGTTTTAAGCCGTCCTATCCCCGTCTGGTCCTACATAGGGTTCAAGAGTTTCCTAATCCCCCTTCCCCTCCCCCTCTTTATCCCATTTTTATTAAGAGGTTAGGACGGTAGGACGGTAGGACAAAACCAGTGGCCGCAAGGCGTCTCACCGTCCGAACCCCGCAAACTGCGTTAGGACGCCGCTTTTTGCCTATGCTCCGCCTCGATTGGAACCACTGAATGCCCGAAATCAAGATCAATGTCACCGGTGACGACCTGGCGCGGCTCAACGCCGAAGCAGCGGCGCATGGCATCCCACGTGCGCACCTGATCCGGCAGCGTGCTTTGAGTGGTGGGGTTGTTGCAGGATTGACCACGGCGGCGTACCATGCGCTGGTGGCGGACGCCTGCGCGTTCATGCGCGGTGACCTGAACCGCCGCCATGTTGAAACTCTCGTCGCATATGTCATCGCTCATTCACATTCCAGCCAAGCAGCAGCCGGTGATTAATCGGCTTCATGACGCCATGACGCAAGCCGTCGCGTATGCCGCTGCCATTGCCGATAACGCCATTGATGACGGCGTACCGCTACCCATGGAACTCGTGGATAGCTTCGCCGCTGATTACCAACGCATCATCACCAGCCTCGTCACTGCCGCTACTGCCAAATGAAAGCCGTTACCTGCCAAGCCGATCTCGATCACGCATTGCGCACCATTGCGCCAGCCGTTGGCCATCGCAGCAGCCATCCGATCCTTGACTGCTGCCTGATCCAATCCGCCGGTGGTGCCATGACCATCACCGGCTTCAACCTTGACCTCGGCATCACCGTCACCATCCCAGCGGCAGTGGAGACCGATGGCGCCGTAGTGCTGCCGTATCGGCTGCTGGCTGGCCTTGTGAGCCGCTTTGATGGCGATGAGGCTCTGACCCTCGCAGATGGCGCCCTGACGGCTTCTGCGGGCTCCTACGGGCTTGCAGCGGCTGATGCGGCGGATTACCCCGCGCTGCCGGTTGTGGACGCCGCTACGAGCGAGCTGCACCTATCCGCCGGCATCCGCGCCTGCATGGCAGCTGCCAGCACCGACGCCAGCAAGCAGATGCTTCAAGGCATCCACCTTGGCAATGGCCACATGGAAGCCACTGACGGGCATCGCCTGATGCGTTACGCCATTGATTTGCCAGATGGCCTAGACCTCGTGCTACCCGCCAGCACCATGCGCCTGTTGCAGGATCGCGTGGTCACCATCGCCGTTGCCAAAGGGCAAGCCGTGATTGACGCAGGCGATGGAGTCATGGTGTACTCGCGCATCATGGATGGCACCTACCCAGACGTGGCCAAGCTGGTACCCGCTGAGTTCAAAAGCACCATCACCGCCGACCGCCGCCGACTGACCCGTGCACTGGAGCGTGTCGCCATCATCGCCGATGCGCACAACTCCATCGTCAAGATCGAGGCAGTAGGTGGCACCATCGCCATCACTGCTGAATCAGACGCCAACAACGGCAAGGAGCTGCTCAAAGTGGAAGGCACCGCCAATGGCGCGTGGGCGTTCAACGTCCACTACCTACTAGACGGCATCAAGGCGTTCAAGCCCGCAGAAGCCATCACGCTGCACGCCAATACGGAAACCACACCCGTGGTGCTGACACCTAGTGGCGTGGACGGTGTAACTTATCTTGTAATGCCTGTGCAAATTAAGGGCTAAACGGTGGCTAAAAAGTGCACCAACTCCGAATCAGATCAGCGGGTAAACACCGTTTACGATCTGCTTTTGCGTGCACACAGTAGGACGCAAATTATACGATTTGCGTCGGAAACATGGGATGTAGGCGAGCGTCAGGCAGAGATTTACATGTCTCGCGCTCGCCAGCTCATGGCGTTGGATGCAGAGCTAGAGCGGCCGCAGTGGCTTGCTGCTGCTGTCGCTCGCCTGCAGGATTACGAACGCGAAGCACGCGCTAAAGGCAATCTCAGTATTGCAATCAAAGCGTTAGAAGATCAGGCCAAGCTGTTGCGGTTTGAGATGTCATGAGCCTGATCGCCGGCATCTGCCAACCCGGCAGCCTGCTTGGGTTTATGGATGTTGCAACGCAAGAGGACACGGGCGATCTGCTGCAGCGCATCCGCGCTGATCTACACCCAGGGCAGCTTGCGTTTGTAGACGACAGCGACACGCAGATCATCGGCATCTCAGCTGGTTATGGCGCCGGCAAGACCCGTGCGCTGTGCGCCAAGGCGGTGATGCTGGCCGCGGCCAATCAGGGATTCATCGGTGCAGTGATGGAACCCACTGGCCCTCTAATCCGCGACATTTGGCAGAACGACTTTGAGCAGTTCTTGGAGGCGTATGAGATCCCCTACACCTTCAGGGCGAGCCCGCTGCCTGAATACATGCTGCACCTGCCGGGCGGTGATACCAAGATCCTGTGCCGCAGCTTCGAGAACTGGAGCCGCATCATCGGCTTGAACCTTGCCTGGGTGCTGGCCGACGAGATCGACACAGTGACGCCATCTATCGCCAACAAGGCATTTCCCAAAATCCTTGGTCGCTTGCGGTCGGGCAACGTGCGGCAGTTTGGTGCTGCATCCACACCAGAAGGCTTCCGCTGGATGTGGAACACCTTCGGCAGTGAGGAGGCCAAGGGACGTGCCGATCGCAAGCTGATCAAGATGCGATCAGCAGACAACCCGCATCTGCCGCCGGACTTTATCGAGCGGCTAGAAGCCAACTACGACCCCAACCTGCTGCGGGCCTACCTAGACGGTGAGTTCGTTAACCTCACCACTGGCATCATCTATGACCGCTTCAGCCGTGAGAGGCATGTGGTGGTTGAGCTGCCAGACCTAGACCGCGAGCCGCTGCGCATTGGCGTTGATTTCAACGTTGGCAACATGTCTGCCGTGATCGGCATCCGCACCGGCAGCAGCCTGCTACTCATTGATGAGATCAGCGGCGCCCATGACACCGACGCATTGGCGCAAGAGATCCAAGCGCGTTACCCGCAGCGGCGTATCTACATCTACCCAGATGCCAGCGGCGGCAACCGCAGCACCAACGCAAGCCAGACCGACATCCAGATCCTGGAGTCCTACGGCATGTCAAACCAGTCACCACGCGCAAATCCTCCCGTCCGTGATCGCGTGGCTGCTGTTCAAGCTTTGCTGGAAAACGGCAAGGGCCAAGTCAGGCTCACCATCCACCAGCGCTGTAAGCGACTGATCGAATGCCTAGAGCTGCAGTGCTACACCGACAAGGGCGACCCCGATAAGGATGCCGGCCATGACCACATGAACGACGCGCTGGGCTACTTGGTCTGGCGTGAGTTCAACCCATTGCACGCAGGTGCTGGCCGATCCACGGGCATCAGACTATATTGATTCCGCCAATCATTACCTCTACCCATGCTCAAGGGTGCTGAACTACTCGCCAAGGTCAAAGAACTGGGCGATGCGCCTAAGTCCGAACTGGTGCGCGCTTGCGGTTACGTGGTCAAAGACCGCGTGGCATTCACGCAGTTCTATGAAGCGCTGCTGGAAGCCAAAGGCGTTGACCTAGGCAATAAGGTTGCCAGCAAAGGCCGCAAGTTGACCTACAAGGCCAAGGTGCAATTCAACGGCAAGCTGCAGATTGGTGACGGCTACCTGCGTGAGATGGGCTATGAACCCGGCGCCGAGTTTGACATCAAGATTGGTCGCAATAGCATCACGCTGACTGCCGCCTAAACTGCACCTATGACTGCGGCGCTGTAATGTACACCGGCTTTAACGCATACGACCGGCCGATTGCGCAGCGCCGCGTTACTCGCGTGCAAGATGCCAACTCATCGTGGTACGCGATGGAGCCGCATTGGGTTCTCATTGAGGATCTACTGAGCGGAACCTATGGGATGCGGCGCAAGCATCGCCGGTATTTGCCGCAGGAACCCCGCGAGCTGGACGAGTCCTACGACAACCGCCTAGCGCGCAGTGTTTGCCCGCCGTTCTATCAGCGCCTAGAGCGGATGCTGGCTGGCATGTTGACGCGTAAGCCAGTGCGGCTTGATGACACGGCCGATGTAATCCGCGAGCAGTTGTTTGATGTTGACCTACAAGGCAATGACCTCAACGTCTGGACTTACGAAACCACCCGCAAGATGGTCCGTTATGGCCACATTGGTGTACTGGTGGATGCACCTGCTGATGGGGGTAGACCCTATTGGGTGAGCTACACCCCGCGGCAAATCCTTGGCTGGCGTGCTGAGCAGCAGGAAGGCCGGCAGGTATTGACGCAATTGCGACTCGCTGAGATGGTCGCCGTGCCCGATGGCGAGTTTGGCGAGAAGGCAGTTGAGCAGATCCGCGTGCTGACGCCAGGTGAATACCAACTGCACCAAAAGCAAGACAACGGAGATTTCCAAGTTGTCGACGAGGGCCGGACCAGCCTTAGTGAGATTCCATTCTCAGTTGCCTATGCGCAGCGCCATGGCTTCATGGAGTCACGGCCGCCGCTGGAAGACATCGCTGAGCTGAACCTAAAGGCGTATCAGATCCAGAGCGACCTCGATAACCAGCTCCATATCAGCGCTGTGCCGATGCTGGCCTTCTATGGCTTCCCGTCTGCAGCAGAGGAAGTCAGCGCCGGACCGGGTGAAGCCATCGCATTCCCTGCCGATGGCCGCGCTGAATACATCGAACCCGCTGGCCGCAGTTTTGATTATCAGTTCCGCAGGCTTGAGCAGCTTGCACTGCAGATCAATGAGTTAGGGCTATCAGCAGTGCTGGGCCAGAAGCTGTCTGCTGAAACCGCCGAAGCAAAGCGCATTGATCGCAGCCAAGGTGACAGCACCATGATGGTGATTGCGCAAAACGTGCAGGACATGATTGATAACTGCCTGCAGTTTCATGCGCAGTTCATCGGCAACAACACATCACCTGGTAGCGCCTATGTCAACCGCGACTTCCTTGGCACACGCCTTGAGCCGCAGGAGATCCAAGCGTTGCTGCAGCTTTACACCGCAGGCACCA